AAAGTTGGGATCGTCACTGGTCAAAATCGCCACATCGGCATATTCACCAATTGCTTGGCCCAAGCCTTCGCGGCGCGATTCTGCTTTGTTTAAATTTCCATGTCTTATCACCTCTAAGATTCTTTATTTAAATTAATATGAAAATTTTATGTTTAATATACAAAAAACCGCCTAAGAATCTACCTAGACGGTTTTAAAACCATTTAATCGGCTGTTCTATATCAATTATAGCCGAATAATCACAAATTTATCTGTAAGCGCAGACTTATTTCTTAAAATGTACGCTTCTATTTTGGTGGAGATGAGGGGTATACCCTGTATGATACCACATAAACACTATATATCGATAACGTATTCCCGTCAAGGGGAACACTATGGGGAAAATTAAAATTTAACGAAGTCGTAAGATACGGCTGCACCGTCTAAGCTCTTACCTTTAGGATTAGTAATCGACTTAAAGGCCTCGACTCTTAGGCGATCACGCTGATAATGTACCGTACCATATATATCATTATTAATAACAGCGACTCCGGCTCCGATACGGTTACGCTTCTCTTGGTGAATACTATAATAGTTATTATTTATAGTATTATTATCGTTATTCGTTTCTTTTAAAAGGTAATCAGCTTTATCTTTTTTAGCTAACGTATTAGCTTTACGATCAGCCTCTTCTTGAGTACGAGCCGTATATTGAATATCGGCCGGCTTAGTCTTAGCTTTTTCGATTAAGTGCGTTACCTCTTTAACGTCGCCTTCGCCACGATATTTATGCATATTTAATTGTGCATCTCGTATATTATCACGGCTAACGCTCGCTATATTTTGTACCGGAACAGTCGAGTCTTTAATACCTTTATTATAGAAATAGAAGCAAGAACCGACCATAAGGGCGATAAGAATTAGGATAGCGCCGCCGATTAATATTCGTTTATTTATGAACCACATAATCACTAATACCTCGAGCAATAGCTCTAGCAAAATCATCAGCATTATTAATTAACAATAAAGCATCGCTATCATTATCGATAAATGCAGTTTCGACTAATACAGCCGGCATATTAGTATGTTTTAATACAATTAATTTCGGCATTTCTTTAACGCCTCGATCAGTAGTACCTAAGCTATTAACGATTTGATCTTGAATACAAGTAGCTAACGTAGTAGAGTCGCCACCATAACGATATACGATAGTCTCTGTACCGTTAGCTACTGTATTAGCTGCGTTACAATGAATAGAAACGAAGATATCGGCTTCCCAATCGTTAGCAGCTTGACATACTGGATATGGTCTATCTGCATACGGAGAGTCGTAGTATAGATTATCGGACTGCATAACTTGCGTCTCGTAACCTACTTGATTAAGATAATAGGCTACTTTCTCGCCGATTTCGTAAGCGATAGCCGCTTCTGTAATACCGTAATTATTATTAACGGCGCCACAGTCATATGTCTGATCGTGGCCCGGATTTATAAATATTTTCATTCTTAGAATTATCCTCCTCTAATTTATCGGGGATTCCGTTATGATTTCGATCGAGCCATAACATTAACAAGCCTATAACCGTAGCCAATACTCCGGGTACAGCGTATGTATGATCGATAATCTTAATACCGATATCGATAATACGGCTATCTTCTGGAGATACGTCGCCTTTAATAAATGACATGACGAATTGTACGATAATTAGAATAATGACTACGAACATTAATAATATGAAGGCTCGAACGGCTAGAACACCGTTAGGATGAATATTAGCGACTCGAATACTCTGATAGGTATTTTTTAGAGAGTTAAATATTTTAGTTTTATAATCCATGTAAAGCCTCATGGGGGAGCGCTTAACACTCCCCTTATGAACACTATTTAATTTTATCTCGTAACTTATCTAATTTAGTATTTAAATCATCTATACGATTATGACTTAATTTAATAGATTCTTCTACGATACCGATACGTTTATCGAGGGTTCTTCTATCTTCCTTAGAAGCCTCGACTTGTCTTAAAAGCTCGTCGTTCTGCTTTTCTAGTTTATTAAACATAACCGTAATCTTTTCTTCAAAGGCTTTACGCTCAGCTTGATCTTTTTCTAAAGCGTGTATAAATTTAATAAAGCCACCGAGGAGGCCTAAACCGGTTAACGATATACCAATAATTTCTAAAATATTCATTAGGCTTTCCTTAATTTAATTTATGAATTGTATTTTATTAAATGCCAGTATATGAACCTCTTAATAGTTAACCCATTTATTACCGTAAACATCCCAACGTTTAGTGTAATCCGGATTAAAGATTTTAATTTCTGGTTTTTCGTACACTAAATCACTAGGAGGAATAGAATCGGGGTGTACGACAATTTTATCTACACTATATTTTTTGCCATTCTTACCTTGCAAATTCAAATTATCTTTAAACCACACGAAAGATTGAATTTCTAATGTATCGATTACAGATCCGGCAAATGCTTCTTTATCGATTTCAGTAGCTTGAGGTAAATTAACAGCAGTATAACCACATCCAGTAAATGCATTAGCACCTACTTTAGTAACTTTAGCAAATGTTGCAGGGCCAGTTAAGTCGCTGCGGCCATTAAATTTATTCTCTGGAATTTCTGTAGCGGTTTCTGGATCGAAGTCAGTATTTGGACCCGGATTTGGAGCCGGAGGTAAAGGAGCGTTTCTATCTTTTAAATTGCGAAGCATGTCGACAATTTCGTACTCGTAGTAGCCCTTACGATAAGCTTCTTCTACGTAGCTAATAATGCCGGCATAAGCGGAGTTAGTGTTTTGAATTTTACTAATTTCTTCAGCAAATTTAAATAATTTACCTTCGGAAGTAACTCCTTTAGCTTGGATAGCGTCTCTAATTTGAGTGATATGACCGCCGAATTTATCCAATTCAGCCATTAAATCGATCGTAACTTGGTTCATTATTAGTTACCTCCGTTAAGTTTCTTTAATTCATCGATAATTAATTGTAAATCGTTTTTAACCATAAAAGCCGAGGTATCGGGAGCCGGCCCCGGAGGTCCTTGAATGCCCGGTTCTCCTTTAGGACCCGGATCGCCTTTAGGGCCTTCGTCGCCTTTATCACCTTTAACTTTTAATGCTTCTAGTTGTTCCGGCGTAAAATCATTATATGTAAAAGGCTTACCTTGGATACCCGGCTCGCCCTTCGGGCCTTGTATGCCGGGATCGCCTTTATCGCCCTTTACTTTTAAAGCATTTAACTGCTCCGGAGTAAAATCTTCATATGTAAAAGGATCGCCCTTAGGGCCGGGATCTCCTTTAGGACCTTGCTTACCTTCCGGACCTGTTAGACCCGGCTTACCATCATTACCTCGAGGACCGGGAATACTGATAGTAGTGGATAAGGAAGGAACGACCTCGACCTCTGTTATTAATGCATTGGGGATATTATTTACTGTTTCCATTTATGAACCCCCATTAATGTAAAGAAATATTATGATAAAATTTAATACTACCCATTACGATTTTATGATAATAACTACCATTAGTAATAAATACATCGTAGTAACCTTTATCGATCGTACGAGATAGATTAACCGACTTACTAGAAGGAATACTTACATAGATTTTATTATCTTCTACCGTGCAATTCGCTTCGATTAGTAAGTTATCGTTTTCATCACGTACTTTACAGATAGCTCTTACGTTATTAAAGTCGATATCGCCCTTAACAAGGTATACACGGTTCCAATCGTCGCCGGTATGTAATGTTTCAGCTTGCTTCTTAATCGTATTCATACTTAACCTCGTCTTCTAACAGCGATACACATATAGTTAGCGGTACCCGGATAGAATGTATTATAACGAGGGCCGTCAGTATCGGAAGAGTGAGTACCAATATAAGTACCGACAATAACCTTACGACCTTCACGACGACATACAGTTTGCTGTTTTAACGTGCTTAAATTGAATAATCCTAGTTTATTATTATCTTTATTTGAATTATTTAAGCTAATAAACCAGTTACATTCGTTTTCATTAAAGCCTTGAGGAACCGGTAAAGTCTGATCGTGATCGATAGTACCGGAAGTAATAACAAAGTCTCCTTGTAATGCAAATGGGAAGAATTGAGCGCCGTTATACCACCCCGGAACATTCTTAGAGCATAAAGCAACTCGATCGGTATTAGCAGTAGAACCGACATCTAAGTTTTCGCCGTCATTACCGCCTACACCGATAGCATGAATTTTATTATTACCGCCGTCAAATTTAAGACCGGACTGCCCACGTACAAAGTTAATGTCGCCTTTCATAGTGCCGCCAGTTAAATGCAAGCACTTTTTAGACTCATTAAGAACGTCTTCTTCAGTAGCTAAAGGTTTACCACCAATTTTATTGTTATACCACTTAGGCTTATTAATACTAATTAAATTTAATGTATCAGTAGCACCATATTCAGTATTAGACTCTACTACACCGATATCGAAATTACCGTTAGGAGCTACTCGAATTTTAGTCTTAACAGTATTATTAGCATTATTAAACATAACGCCGATACCGTTATTAAATTCGAGATTACCCGTCATAGTATCGCCGGTTTTCTTAACATACGTTCTTTGTAGTAACGCCGTTACGTCGTCGGCTAATTTAGGCAATGTAACGGATTTATCACGAAGTTTCGGAGTCGTAACACTACCGTCTGGATGATCGATAGGATTAGCTTCTTTATGTTTTTTAACTAAATCGCTAGTATCGCCAATAGCTTTATCAATTTTATCCCAGTTTTCATTACGGAGGTTTACGTCGTATTTCTCCGTTTCAGCTGGCTTTAATAGTTTAATATTCTTAGTATAAGTAGCCATTACTTAGGTAAGACCTCCTGATTTAATGCGAAGTGAGTAAATTGAGCTAGCTCTTTATGGGTATACCGGCTCAAATCTATATGACGGTTATATAACAAGTCAACGTCGTAGATTAGATTCATCGGAATAATATCCTTTAATAGATTAGCTACGGCGTTACGCTGTCTTTTAACGCCTAACGACACTTTAAAATGTACGTTATAGTTCTTATAATCTTGCTCGATCTGATAGTTACCTTTACCGCATATACCGTCTAGCAATTCACGTAGTTTAATCTCGGTATAAGGACGTTGACCGGCTAACTCTAATAGAATATTAAAGCGCCGATCGTCGATCGTATCGTCGGGAGCCGGAATAATATCCAATATAGCTTCCCATTTTTCTAAACCGAAACTTTCGGCCGTCATAATATATTGTTCCCTAAAGATATCGACCATCGTATTCCATAAGGCTTGTATTTCAACGCTTTCACTACGATATATCTCTTGTATTTCTTCGACGTTACCCGATACCGGAACGGCAAATTCAGATAAGTCGATAATGCGTCTATATTTATCGAAGTTCATAATATTATCCCTTCGTTAGTGTTAACGTGCCGAATACCGGAATTTGATTAGGCTTTAAATCTAAACGCTTAATAGCTTTACCATTAATTTTGATATCGCCTACATCGATTACGTTATCGAGATCGACGGCTAGAGAAGTAATAATGGAGCTACGTACCGTAACGAATTGATTTTCTTCTTGCGTCGTCCATTCTTTACGTCTTAGAAGTAATTTTTCCTTAATTTTTTTAGTAAGCTCGTCCTTAATTTCGTTAGTTGTATGACCGGCTGTCATAGTAACCGGTACTTCATAATTAATAACGACTTCTTCAGCTGCTTCGACCGTTACAGTATGACCGATTGGAGCGAGCCCATAGCCCTTACCTCGTTTATCCACGTCTAAAGGATCGAGAGCTACTTGAACTTCTTTAACCAATTCTGAAGATGCTTTATTAAACTCATTATTAATTAATACGACTTTAACCGTACCGCCACCATTCCAACAGCGATAGATTTTAGAACCGCCAGTACCGGCAATACTTAATACTTTTTCTTTATAATCGGCGCCATTACCGCCATAAGCCTTAGATTTTAAAGCTCGTATATACCTAGCCCTAAAGATTTCGGTTTCTTCTTCGTCTTGACCCGGTACCAATACTTCTTTAATCTCGGCTGTCTGTAAGCCTTGTACAGTCTCGATCGGAGTAATTCTACCGATACAATAATTACCTTTAGCTCCGGCTGTTTCGCATACTAATTTGAATTCATTTTTACTTAGATCGATAACGTCGATAACTCTGAAGTTTAAATCTTCGTAGTTAAAACGAGTACCGATATCGACCGCACTCGAGAATACGCCTTTAACTTCGGCATACGTCGCTTCTCGAGGATATATATTATATTCAGCAGCTCGCAATTTAAGAAAATCACGATCGGCTGTTTGGGCAAACGTTTGTTTGATAATAACTTGAGCCATTAAATATAATTCAGTAGCTTCAAATGCAAAAGGAGCTACTGCATCGTAAATAATAGACCCTTGTCGCTTATCATATTTAGTTCCTACCCGATAGAGGGCATCGGACAATATATTTTCGTAAGTTTTAGTTTCGTACATAAGCCGTTACCTCTCTGGATATATTATTAATCTCACCATAAATAGTATTAGCGGTGAATAAACATAGTACATCGCCGCCATTATTCGAGAATCTGAAGTCGGTAACTTCCTTAATCCTATTATCGGCAAGTAAAGCCTCCTTTATGCGTCGCTCAATCTCGGCATACACATAAGGAATAGGTTTACCGATAAGATCGTTAAGTTCGATACCGTAATTCCAGTCGTAAATTAAATATTTATAGCGCTCTGTATTAATAATTTTAAAAATAGCTTGTTTCATAGCTTCGATATCGTCGCACATTCCGAGAAGCTTATAATCGTCCTCGTAGCGTACTCTAAACGTATTCGAAGTCTGATAATTAACGACGGTGTTAGCGTCGATTTGGTTATTAATTGAATTAGGAGTTAACATTATTTAGTCGTACACCCCGTATTTGGATTATAAACTCGATCAAAAGCGATAAAACGCTGACCGCCAGTCTCACGGATTAGCCATACTTCATCGCCTACTTTTAAAGCGTTATGAATTAAAAACTTCTTACGGCCTTTATATTCATGATTATGGCTTTCAAATAAAGCATAACCACCACCGCCGGACTTATTTTCCGTGATATGATCGACGCTAATTTCTGCCGTCCAGTCGCTCGTATTCTTCGTTAATTTAATACGTTCCTCCGGAATAATCATCTTAGAATCAAGAGCTATCTGTAGAGGAGCCTCCGAGATAACTTTTCCTGTAAGAATAGTAACCGGTACTGTAGCATCGACAGCATTAACAGCCATATTCTTGATAAGATTAGCTATCATGTTATAGTCGTTTTGCATAGTTAGACACCCGTTCTAATAATCTTATTAGGAGCTTCGCCATTTCTAAAGGCATAATTAACGTCTGGATAGTGGATAACGTAGCCTTTATCCGAACTATTACCGTAGCAGCCGCCCATACCGTCGCTTACTACGACATGATTATTATCGCCGTAGAATAATAAGTCGCCGGCATTAGCATCGCCTGTATACGCATCGCTAGAATAACCTCGGCTATTAAGATGCGTTTCTAATTCGTCGGTATTAACGATACCTTTAACTTTGGCATCGTATAAATCAGTATTATAATAACTACCCGCTAACGTAGCTCGATCGACACATCCTTCTGTACCATATGGAGAAGGAGTACCTTCGATAGAATTTAAGCCAGTTTGAACGGCGCTCGCATTAGCTGATCCTTTATTCACGCTCGTTGTACCGCCTTTCCCAGATTTACCTTTTTTACTACTAGCAAGTCTTCTAGCAATTTCTGCATCGCCTCTATCTATAGTAGTAATAACTGGTTCTTGTTTATCGAAATAGATAATATCGAGATCCATAGTATGCTTATTATTACTAAAATTATGAGTTACGGCTTGCACGTAGACTAACTCGTTAAGGATTTGATCGCCGATATCGAAGTTAAGCCATATACCAGAACCCGGACGGATTACAGTACGCCCTAAACAGCCTTTTAAACGTAAGGTATGCGTCTTTCTGGCTAGTTTATCGAGCATAATTTTAGCTTTTTCGATAGCGTTAAGATCTTTCTCGTCGGGTTTATATACTTTCTGTAGTACGCCCCAACGTTTAGTCTCTTCTGAGGCATAGGCTCCGCCTGTACGATAGGCTTCTTTATGCTTATCACTACCGGTTTTAGCTTCTCTAACGACTAAGATTTGAGTAAAGGTATTTCTATCGATCGAAGATATATATTCGTAATCTTCGACTTGACTAGCATCGATTAATATGTCGGTTACCATATCGTTAAGCTCTTTAACAGTTAATAAGCCGTTATCGTCATAAGCTACGTAGATAGGCTTGCGTTTAACATCGGTACTAACCTCGTCGAAAGTATGATCGGCCTTCTCTGGGTTAAGAGTACGTTCCGCATGGCTATCTTTATCCATCCGTACGTTATCTAAACCGCTATAACCGCCTCGATACTTATCGTGGTTTAAGGTTTTAGTCTTTTTAGCATTTAAAGCTTTAACCGGTATTTTAGGCGAATTAATCGACGTTAATTTAAGCATCGTTAATAAGATATCTTGATACGATTTACCGTCGAACACACGAGATATCTTATACTCTGTCGGAGTTATTTCTCCGAGCTTAATACCGAGATCTTTAGAAAGAGCTATAATTAATTCAGATGCTGAATTCTTACCGTCGAAGATATAATAGCCTTCCGATTTTAAGTAACGACATTGATCGTAACACGTTACTTGAATGATATTATTCTTAGAACGACTCTTCTCGAATATATATCCTACGAATATAAGTTCGCCGTTAACCTTAAAGTTAACGAGATCGCCTTCTTGAATATCGAGTAAAGGATCTTTTAATACATTAAACGTTAATTTAGCCGGAGCAAGATCGGGACTACGATCTAGGGTAATCCCGTCTTGAGGCTCTATCAATAGCGTATCTTTTTTATTATAAACGGTGAGTTCATAAGTGAGGTTAAGCGGCGCATTGGTTATTTCTACTGAATTAAATTCTTCCATATATCGTCGACCTTACCTTGCTTATACATATTAATAGCTTGACCGCCTTCCAAATAACACGGTACCGTGATCTTATTAAGGGCGGCTATTTTAAATAAATTATTAGTGTTTCCGAACTGTTCTTTTACGACTCGTAATAACGTAGCCTTAGGGCCTGCTTTAACTTCCTTCTCGGGGATCTTATCGGACGGACGAGTATTATCGATATGAGCGGTTAACGTACCGTCTTTTTCATTATCGATAACCACCTTCTTCGTGCCGTAATCACGCCATTCTTTTAAGCTAATCTCTAAACGAGCATCGAAGCCATAATCGGTATCCTCTTTATGTACAAGATCCTCGATAGTAACACGTTGATTTAACATGCTAATCATTTCGCCGTTAGGTTTCATTCTTACGACGATAAAATGAATAGGCTGTCGATCCCGTTTTGCCTTGAGGATTCTCGTCATATAATACTCGGCCTTCTCATGTTTATGTAGAATAGACTGATTAAAGGGATACTTACTATTAGGAAGTAAAATCTCGAAGCTATAATTCGTTAATCCCATCGGCTTCGGTATAGTTACTTCACCGACACTTAATAGATCGAGCGTCTCGTTCTTATTGGAATAGTTAATCGTAAGAGCCTTAGGAGGTATCGGTAATTGTGTATCGTTTAAATAGAAATAATACATTATAGAGCCTCCCCGGTATTGCGTTCGAGTGCGCTAAGTAAACCGTTATGGAAGTCCGTTATGAACTCCCCAGAATTTACACTACTATCAATATTGTTATTATTAGTGATGTTCATATGAATAGTTCTATTAGACCATTGTTTAATAGCGTCGTTCATAATACCTTGATGTAGGTTATCGATCTCGTCTTTTGTTAAGTCAATAACCTTAGTCATCTTCTCGGTATTTTTAGCCGTCTTCTTAGAATTCTTAGCCGTATCGCCGGCCGCCTTAGCTACTGCATCGACTTTACCGTCATACGTAGCGTTATTATCTGGCTGTTTAGATATTGCTAGATTGCTAATACTTCCGACAACGCTATCGCCCTTATCTTGCCATGCACTAGCCGTCTCGAGAACATTCATCGTACCCATTTTATAGTTATCTAAAGGGCCAGAATCGACTTTTACTTGGAAATTAGCAGCTACAGCCGGACCTACGCCTTCTAATAAGCTTTTAAGGAACGGTACCTTACGCATTACATCGAGTATCGTATTAATAGCGCTTACGGTAAATTCGACGATATTATTCCATAGACTACCGAATAGATTTTTAATAGCCTTAGCCGGATTGTCAAATACCGTTAATAGGAAGTTAGCGAATATAATGAAGATATTCCATGCATACGCTACGCCGTTATATAGGAAGGCAAATAATCCACCGAATACACCGGCAATAACACCGACCGTAGTATAGGTACTACCGGTTACTTCATCGTAAGCCATTACTAAGAGGTGAATAGCACCGATTACCGCTATAATAGCTATCGCTATAAGTCCGACAGGATTAGCCGCAATAGCAGCATTTAAGCTCCATTGAGAAGCCGCTAACGCATAATTAGCTATAGTATTAGCTACTTTAGCAGCCGTATCGATACCGAATACAATAGCCGAATAAGCAGCCGCTGCGCCGATAGCATATAGAGCTACCGTTACGATACCGCTATGTTCTTGTAAAAAAGTAAAGGCCTTTTGACTGAACGTAAGCATCTGTTTAAATGCATACGATATTTCGTTGGCTACATTCTTAATAATAGGGGCTATATACTGTATATTATTCTCGATACTATCGATAAATTGCCTAAATTCTTCACTATTCGATAATTCGTTAATAACGTCGAATAAAGGAGCAAATGCATATTGAGCTACCGACTGAATATCGGTTACCCAGTCCGACATCGTATGAGGTAGTTTCCTAAACTGTTCCTCGATTTCGGCGGCATTTTCCGTCATAGCCTTCTTAATAACTTCGGCCGTGATTTTACCTTCGGAGGCTAATTTCTTTAATTCGCCCCTCGAAACGCCCATCGTCTTCGCAATAATATTCTCGATTATCGGAGCGTTTTCGGCGATACTTCTAAATTCGTCGCCCTGTAGTTGCCCGGATGCTAAACCTTGCGTTAACTGGAGCACAGCATTCTTTTTAGCTTGGCCTTTAGTACCGCCAATAGCCATAGCCTTATTAATTGTTTCGGCAAATTGAACCGTCTCTCGAGGGTCTGGGAAAGCATCGTGCGCCGATTGTGATAGATTAGCTACCATTTCAGCCACATCGCTATAAGCGGAACGGGAACGTCTAGCCGACTCATAGATTTCACGGTTAAGCGCTATTACATTATTTTGTGAACCCGCAATAAGACCGAGCCGTGCATTAATAGTAGCGTATTCTTCAGCCATATCTAATACGCTACCTAATGCATCGCCTACTTTAGCTATAGCAGCAGCTGCTATATTAGCACCTAATGACCCTAAGAATATTGATTTAATGTTCATAAGAGAGCCAGATGCTCTAGTAGCTTTATCTGCTACGCCGCCCATATGTTGACCGAAAGACGACATAGCCGTAGAGGATCGGCTAGCATTTTGCGATATATTTTGTAATACAGGAGAAACACCGTCGTTAAGTTTGATAGTGTTAGATAATATAGACATATTCTACTCCCGACTTGTGTTTTCTAAGTTCTTCTTGAATTTTTTTTCGTTCGTCAAATCGAGTCGATATAGAAGCGAATATAAAATTGCGCTCCTGTTCGTCCATCGAATTAAGCTCGAACGGGGTTATATGATAATATTGGAGAGCCAGATGATAGAGATATGCCTCGGGGTTCTCCTTAATTAGTTTTTTAATTCGGATACCGTATTAGCTTTGCCGGACATAACGTCTTCGAGTGCTTTAATAAGTTCTTGAGTTTCGCCCGGATATAACATAGTGCCTAATAAGTCGTTTACGTTAGTTACGCCATAAGAATCTTGTAATTCTGCATCGTTAAGACGAGGATATAATACGACGTGTTCTAATAGATCGGCATTAAGGTTTTCTTCGTTAGTTTCTTTAACTTTTTTACCGTTTACAAGTTTAGTAACCGTATTTTTTTTAGTAATTTCTTCTACTAATTTAGTACTAATAGGATGTAATACCCATTCTAAAGGTTTACCTTCTTTATCGGTAAAGCGTTCAGATACTACGACACGTAAGTCGTCTGCCTGTTTAGCTTTATTTTTAAAGAAGCCATTTAAAGACATATTTTTAATCTCTGACATTGTTTTTTTATCTCCGTTTATATCATAGAAGAGGGCTTAATTAGCCCTCTTATTGTGTTTTAAATTAGGCGCGAATACCATCAAGATCTTTAAACTTCTGAACTCGTTTGATACCGCCTACCGTAAAATCAATATCGACTTCAAGATATTTGCCGTCTACGTCGAAAATCGTTTCGCCTTGTTTAGTAACACAGCAATTACGATAAATTATAGTACGAGCACCAGTATTGGAAGTAGGATCTTCGTTAGTTGTTTGAAGATCGAAATAGAAGGCTTTACCTTCATTAATAAAACGATCCATATATTCATCAAAGTAATCAGAAACAGCATAAGCAGTCATAGAGCCGGAAATTTTAGCACTTACGCTTTTAGTCTGTTCTACTGTGTTACCTAGGACATTAACTTTTTCGCTTTCAAAGTCTTTATTAATTTTTAAATTTTTAATGTTAAAGAAGTTGTATCGATTGCCTTCGATCGTGATAAAAGCACGGCCAAGCTTAGAAGATACAACGTCTTTAGCGTTCATAGTTTGAACTTCTGCCATTATTTAAACTCCTTATTTCACGTAACAAGTAGCGTACAATTTATCCATAGCGACAGTAGGCTTAATATTGTAGTTAATTACCACAGAACCCTTTTCTTCGCCTTCTGTCGGGATTTGTACATCCTTAGGATCGAAGTCATTAATAGCTCGTACGCTTTGGTATTCTTCGAATAATTTAACGACGTCGTTCCATAATGCGATACGACCGTCTTGATCGTTAGGAGTTTTACCTAGGTAATAATTGCTAAATAAACGAGCTACATCGTATGCGGAGTTATCGAGTACACGAATAACTTGGTTAGATGCGAAGTCTTTAGTCCGATCTTTAGAGAATTCAGTAAAGGAGTTAACGTCGCTAAGGATGCGAGTACCGCCTTTAACGTTTCCGGAAGCGGAGTCCGCTACGTTATGAAGTACTAATTGACCATTTTTAACGAATTGTTCAAGCTCATATTGTTTATATTGAATATTGAAGTTAAATTCGCCGTCGTATGCTTTATTAGTCAAGGATTGATTAATAGGGCAAGCAGCTTCAGCACCAGTTAACCAGTATACGCCGGAACCCGGTTCAGCTCCGGAGTCGCTTACTTTATTAGCTAAGGAAATAACGCCTTCGTAGTTAGCTTTATCACGGTTATATAATACAACTTGGAATTTTTGACCTGTAGTTTCACGAGCACGTTTAGCGAATGCAATAAACAAGTTTTGAATTGTAGTATCGCTACCGGCATAACCCAATACATTAAAATAGTAAGGCTCGATTAATTCGATATACTTTTGATAATCGGATGCTTGGATTTGAGTACCGTTAGTACCACCAGTAAGATATTTAGCAGTTTGAGCCGTAAAGCTTTCACCTTTAGTAAATACTACATAATCATTATCTTTTAAGTCTTTAGGAGTGGATAAACCGGACTGTTCATCTACTTTTTTAACTACGTCGTCAGTTTTGATATAAGTCGTTACTGTGAATTTATCGGATGCATTAATATCGGCGCTAATAGCTACAGCGATATCATTACCACGTACACCGCCGAATTTAGCAGTCGCTACAGTAGACTGAGCTTTAACGGCATCGGAATTCAAACGATATAGATATAATGTTTTAGCATTTAAGAAAAGGTCTCTTAAACCTTTCATTTTAGGATGCGCATAATCGTAACCGAAGATACGAAGAGAATCCTTTTGAAATTCTTCTTGTTCTACACGTACGATAGCGTTAGTTTCGCCCCAGTCGAGAGACAAAGCCATAGTAGTATATCCACGATCTACTACTTCAGCGAATGCTTTCAATTTAGATACGAAATTGATGTAAACGCCCGGTAATACCTTATTTTGGAATAACCAGTAACCGCCACCTTGAGCCATGTATAGGCCTCCTTATGTATTAATTAAATATATGTAATTAGTCGTTATATACTTCGACAATCGGAGTACTTAATGTTCTATCGAGAAGCTTTTCTACTTCTTCGACAGTATATTCACGATTTTCGAGTACTGCGCCGAGCATATCGGCATAACGAGAGAATCTATCGGAAGTAATAATCGTTTCTGGATCGAATGTAGGAGCCGGAGCGCTAGTTACTTCGCTCGTTACGCTCGTTACTTCGTTCGCTGCGCTCACTTCACTCACTTCGTTCGTGTCATTAGTTTTAGCCATGTGTAACCTCTTGTTTTTGCGTTAAGGATTGCATAGGGTCCTCTTTATGAACTTTCCTAATATGATATGAATACGAAACTTTAAAATGCAAAATCCCGTCCGTAATCCGATAACTCATATCGTCGCCGTATAGCTTAGAGCCGTCGTTTAGCGTTATATACTCTAAATCGAAGTAAAGTTGTTCTACAATCGGATTAATTTGCTTTCTATGATCCTCGATATAATCATCGTCTGCAATATACAGCATGATATCGAAGTCATGACGGCGCTCGTATCGATCACCTATTACATGAATATGATCGGTATTCAAGGTTTCGATTACAAAGCAAGGGAATTCAGCATCGGATTTAATTTCGTCGACATATATCGAATATTTATATTCTTTATTAAGGACCGTCGCTATGCCTTCTATAACGTCATTAATGTAAATCATTTATCCCATCCCTCTAAGAATTCATCGAGGGCGTTTTTCATTATATTTTGTGAAGCTTTTCTAGTAGCCGCTTCAGCCTTCTCTTGCATATGTAGACCCTTAACAAACGATTTGGTTAGTCTCTTACCTAGAACAGGAACGAACCTTCCCGGAGTCTGTCTATGGCCGTCGTTAACATACGATGCATACGAAGCCGAATTCGTTACTTTAACCGTGTTACGATTAAGCCTTTCAGCCTCCCACGATCTTCTCATGTGTTCCGACATACTGCGATGTTTCCCGTCGGGCGAAATTTGTATCTCGCCGACCGGAGTCGCTGCTATAGCCGTAGCCAAATAAACCTTAGATAAATCGTCTGTAATTTTAGTAGATAATTCCTTCTGGTTTTTCTTTAGAACATCTGTTCGACGTTCTAATTCTTTAAAACCAGAAAGATCGAACGTAATCTTAGCCATTATGCTTACTCCGTAGTTTTAACTCTATTTCTTGATGTGTATCGTATAGAGCTGTTTGAGAAGCTGCCGTATAAGAAAACGTTCTACCTTGTCGTACTACTTCAATATCGGAACCGGGTTTAATATATATATCTGGAGAAGTGAATAAAGTGATTACTTGAGAGGATGCCGGCAACTTATTCACTATATCGTTAGAGGAAATAGTCTTAAATGATATACGGCATGGATAACTAATAGATTCGATTTCTCCGTTTGTTATAATCCCGGTTTTAGGATCTTTAATAGCTTTTCTTTGTTCCTTGATAATACAAGTATCGGTATATAGGCGTTCATAATGTTTACGAGCTACCATTTTAATTGTCGATAACATGCTATATCTCCGTTCAAAGTTAGCCATAAGTGAATAAGAGAATCGAGCGCAGCCGCCTTATCCGTACTAAATTCGATCTCGGTATCTCCTTCTTTTAGCATCTTGATCGGATTAAGATCTTCGACGCTAAGGATACGATCTTTATTAGCTTGAATAAATCGAGCTGCGACTCTTTTCTCGAGAAGGTACTGTAATTCGTCCGGAACATCGCTTCTATTTAATACGTTCATTAAATATTGTTCCTCGGACTCATAGATATAACGAAGAACGCCATCATATTCGGCCGTTACATTAAAATGCGTAGCCATACGAATTAGTTCTTTTACGTTATCCATTATTTAGACCTTATTTTTTGAATGTTGCTTTTACTACTTTGGATTCGTTAGTCAATGCTACAGCGTAATGTTTATTAGCTACCATTACTTCTTTACCGGACAATAAGTCTGGTTGAACACCAGCTTGAATATCACGTTTCATGAATAAGGATACTGCTGGCAATTCTTCTTCGTCAGCATTTACGCATACGATATAGTTATCGATAGTGGCGCCGGCATCGCTGATTTTCTTAGATACGACTACACGGCAACCACCGACCATACCTACTTCGCCAGTCATGATTACGTCGTTACCATATTTACTTTTGTCGTAGAATTTATCTTCTTTGCGAAGTACTGTTAATTGGGAAGGAGCGATGAAGATAACTTTTTCTTGAGCGTCTTCTTCAGCCAATTTATCGATCGCATCCATGATACCTTCATAAGAAATTTTGTTAGCGCTAGTAGCAACCAAAGTAGCACCACTTAAAGCAGCAAGGATATCGTTATCCACTTTATCAGCAATAGATTTAGCTAATTGAGCTGCACGTTGAGCTACAGGATCACCATAACCAGATAGTTTAGCTTCGTCTGTCAAGTCTACGGCTTTAACTGCTTTTTTAATAGCAGCTTTTTTAGTGGATGTAGTCATAACGGATGGAGTTACTGCTACACCTTCTGCTACGTCTTCAGCTGCGCCGATGTAGTTAAAAGAAGGAAGTGTAATTTCGGAACCCGGTACACCGACCAAAATGTTATCAACTTTTGCGATTTGAGTAAATTTAATTGCTTTAGGTAAACGTGCTGAGATCATGGCGCCCAATACTTGAGGGTTTACCATGTTAGTTAGTTTTGTTTCATTAGCCATTATTAATGGTCTCCTTATTAGTTAGATAATTCATTAAATAGATCTGGATTTTCTTCGTAGATAGCGTTCATTTGTTCGTAAGTCAACTTATTGAACTCTTCTTTAGTTAATCCTGTATGTTGAGTATTAGTTTCTCCCGGTACTACACCTTTAGGAGTATCGGAGGTGAATAAATAAGAATCTGATTGCTTGAGCGCCTCGATTTGCTCTTGTAATCCCGAAATAGATCCGTCTTCGTTTAGAGTAATAGCCTCTTTATTCAATAAAGACGTTAAGATTTTCGGATTCTTAACACCACATTGAAGAATGGCGGAATTAATGCCATTATCTACTTGCATTTCTTTAATTTGTTTAGCATATTGACTATCACGTTCAGCCGCTTTATCTTGTAATTCTTTAATCTGCGCTTTCAACGTTTCGTTAGCGCTTTCAGATTCTGTTAATTTGTTAATTTCGCTGCGTGTAGTTTCGACTTCTTGCTTGAGCTGCTTATATTTTTCGTTTTTCTCGTTAAATTGAGACTTAGATACGTAGTTCTTACCGTAATCTTCGATAATTGCTGTAGCTTGTTCTTCAGTTAAATTTAATGCAAGTAATTCTTCTTTAGTCATTGTTAGTATTCTCCTGTTAATGAATTCGTTTTATTTTCGTGAGTAACATCTCACATTTATTTAAAGGATTTTAATTCGTTATTCTTTATCGTCTGTAACGATTAAAAAAGACAAGGGGTGGATAAGGAGACTACTTAACGTATTCCTTATGCCATTCTTCATATGTCATATCGTCGATATATTGTGATTTGCCATCGATACGAGCTGATCGGCCCATTAATTCGCCGACATACGGGATCATAGTCGAGCGACAATGCGGATGAAACGGAGGAGAAGTTACGCCCGGCTTAAAGTCTTTACGATCTATAATCTTCTTATCGAGATGGCGACATACTGACGATGTATGAGTATCTAACGTCGCTAATATCTGGTACTTATCCACGTTTAATTCTTTAAATGTTTGATTTAACGCTAATTCTTGTACGTAAGCGACTTCGGTTTCGACTAAACGTCTAGCTTGATGTAAGTCCGTATCGAATGACTCGGCTATACGCTCTGTAATACGTTCTGTCGGTTCTTGAGATATAAATGATCTCGTTATTTCTTGTTGTAGCTTGAGAATAAGCTTATCTCTTCTATCCCATATACGGTCGGAGAAATTAGATTCTAACCACGGCGTATTAATAGCTTCTTGAATAGCCTTCTTAGGTACTTGCCTAAATGTTTGATATTGCCCTTGTAATTGCTGCGTGATATATGCAGCCTCATAGTACGTCGATGTAAATACTTTATTGAGTGCATCGTTTATATTTGTATGCTGCTGTGCTGCTAATAATTCGACGAATTGTGAGGTATGTATCCATAGCTCTTCTAGGCGTGTTAATCTGGCCCGGAGGGAGGCATTTTCAAGAAGACGTATTTGTTTAGGGGATAGATCTTTCTGTTGCGCTAATTTAACGTATTGTTGTAACGTTAATCTAAACGCTTTTAATTCTCTCGCCGACAACTGCTTACGAGCATCGGCAAGATTAATCTGGTTATTATTTGCGTATCGCTGAATAAAACCGGCTATTTGGTTTTCGTATTTCTCGAGGGAGTACGCATAGATCGAAGTTAAGTCTTCGTATGTTTCGTTAGCTGTGTTTAATCCACGCTCTTTTAAATTAAGAAAGCGTTCTTCCCAGTACGTCATTATTTAGTACCTCGTTACGTTCTTTCTTAACTCTTGCTAATTCTTCTTGAGTATCGAGCGTCCACGGATGATTAGCGATAATAGTTTCGTCGGAGATAATACCGCTAGAATTTTTACAAGCTTCAATAATTTCAGATTGGTTTAAAGGTAAATCTCTATTGAATATAAACGTTACATCGTTTAATAGTGGTCTATTAGTTAGAGAATTATAAGCATTAATAAAAGTGAGTAAATGTTCAAGAGAGGCCTGAAATTCTGTTTCCATTTCATTCGCATCGAGATCGATATCCGAGTACATGGAGTTAATATTCATCTGATTAGGATTATTACTCATACGATCATCTTTAGCATCGAAGCCTCGACCATTCGTAATAATAGCTCGTTCTAACAGTTTGATAATAATTTCGTAATTCTCGGCATTTACTTCGATATTAAGAGCTTCGACTCCGGCTTCGAATTCTGGAGAAGACGTAATCTTTAACGCTCCGTATTTAGCTAATTCGCTACGAAACTTAGCTAAATTTTCGCCGTCATAACCTTTAATAACGAGGATCGTATTATGTACGTCTTGAGACATGACGTTAGCGAAGTTAGATAGCATTTGATTTAATGCGTCTTGAAGAGGTTTAACCTTAGATAGAAGCGGTACTTCTTCGGAGGAGCATCTAAACCAGATTAAGGGTACGTTCTGCCAGTTGTAATATCTGTTATTCATCGAGATATACGGCATCGGCTGCTTCTGCGGATCGAGGTATAAGGAATTATTACGGTACACGTAATACGTAACGCCTTCCGGTTTATAATATTCGACCTTATAATAACGTTCCTTAGTATTGGTATTTGTATATTCGGTAAATTCGTAGAAGTAAATAAACGCATCGAGAGACTCGTGTTCTTCATCGTGCCAGAATGGAATAACGTATTCCGGTCTCATGCGTTTTAACTTAAAATTACCGTGTTCATCGATATATGGATGTAAATAAGCAATAGTACCGATATACGCATCTTTACCGAGAGTCTTTAATTTACGTTGGAAGCTTTTATTAAAATATTCGGATACGTCTTCGTTACATTTAACGTCGAGCGGTTTAGAGAGAAGATAATTAGTCTTTTGATCGACTAGATCATCGAATAGGTTATTAATAATTTTATGATTAGGGATAGTACCGGTAGCATCTGTAGCATTACCATTTTCATCGGGTATTAGATGCTTAGGAGGGTTATGTTTTCCTTCGTAGTATTTACGAGATTGGATGATAGTCGAACGTTTTTGTGAATAAAGGAAGGACTCGAACTCGGCCCTTACGAACTCTATTTCCGTTAATCCCGCATTGTTACGCACGATACTATTCCATTGTTCGGTTAGACTCATGGAATACCTTTCGTTTAAGTGAATGAGAATACAGGACGTTGAATATTAATCGATTCGGCGACGCCGGTTAAAGCATCGGGCGCATCGTCATGGGCATTTTTACCTTCTCTTTGATAGGTAGTTAATGCTTTATAGAGCTCCGGATATTTTGTATGCCAGTTTAAAGGAAAATATACATGTTCCATAATCCATGTCGCATTCGATAATATTCTTGCTTTCTTATTCTTAGACTGATGAAATGCGTGTATGATTGTATGATTAGTGTTGTATTTTGTTTTTAAGATAGTATCGATTTGTCTCGAGAAGCCTCGACCACCGTTATTAGACTCGATATCGGCTTTATTCACTTTATGCTCGTATAAATGTCTAGCTACTAAAGGCTCGGTTATTTCCATCGGTTCTTTTGTATATATGGCATCGAGAATATACGCTTCTTTATCTTTTACGCCATATATTAAAGAACATAAGAAGTCTTCCCCTGTATCGGCTGTATCGGTATAGGATTTAATTTCGTCGAATTCGGGTAAGGTATCGTATGTCTTGAGCGAAGTATATAGACGGCCTTTTAAATCGATAGGCTCTTGTTGATAGTTAGCTTGAAATATCTCGGGCGAAATTTGCTTCTGCTTCTCAAGGAATGACTCGAGGGAAAGAACTTCGTCGCATAACATTTCGCCGTTAGGGAGTTGAGCCTTCATCGTAATAACTTCGGCTTCGTCTCCGTAGTATTCGATACATTTACCGGCTAAATCATTAGAAGCCCAACGAGTCATAATGATAATAATTTTGCCGCCTTCTTCTACACGAGAAAGCATAGTATCGGTGAACCATAAATAAAGAGCTTCTTTTTTAGTTTCGTTATTAGCTTCTTCAGCATTTTTAATAACGTCGTCTATTATCATGAGTGAACAACCGAAACCGGTGGCCGTACCCGAAGGAGACGTAGCGAGGTACGATGCATATTGACCTTCTAAAGACCACATATTCATAGCTGCATCGCCTTGTTTAATACGGGTATTAGGGAATATATCGTTATAGACTGTTATATACGGAGAAGCTTTTACTTCTTGAATAGAATTACGAACAGATTTAGCGAATTTAGTGGATAAAGTCTCATTATAGGAGCCAGTCATTATCTTTTGCGTCGGATCCCTTCCTAGATACCATTCAACAAAAAGGGAGGCTGTACGGGATTTTCCTGTGCGCGGTGGCATCGATATGATTAAGACTTTCTTATCGGATTTAATAAACGCTTCTAATCTATCGCATAATTCTTTAATATATTTCCGCTCGAGCTTATAGAAGTCCGGCGCTTTTAATTGACAATAACGAAAAAAAGAACGTCTCGCTAACTCTTGTCTCGCTCCGAGAATAATTAAATCTTCGTCTATCGTAACCACCTCCTTTAGTGTTCGTATGCGTTCATTAAAGTTCAGTCCTACATAGGGAAGGCTACGACTTTTTATTATCGATTAAGGATTCTAAATCTTCGGTTTTAATATTCTCGAACGGGTTATTATTAGTAACGTTAATACGCTGCTCGTAGGCTGCATCCATCTTATTAAGAATATCGAGAGCCTTTAACCGATCTGTTAACTTATGTTCTTCGTTTAAGAAGATCTCGGTTAATGCTATTCTTCTATCCTCGATCGATGCGACTCGTTGCGTCTGCCGTTTCTTTAAACGTTCCTCTAAAACCTTGATATAGGCTTGTATGGACGGTTTTGTTAGGTTTTCTTGAGACTGTTTTCTTATTGTTGCTTCGGAGGATGTGCTATATCCTGCTGCTCTGATAGCTGCCGATCCGTTATAGCCGTTATTGACTAATTCCTCACAAAATAAAGCTTGCTTTCTAGTTAATGTATAACCATCGACAATAAGCTTTCCGTTATTTAATACCTCGATAGCAATAGGAACACACCTCCTTTATTTAATTAATACGAATATATGTTCTTGTTTTGGCATAAAAAAAGAACGACTCTGATGAGTCGTTTCTTTTCGGTATTCAGAAAGAAGTAAGATTAGTGCTTCATTCCGTAAAAGCACTAGCATTACTAGAAGCTAGGAGCGACTTCTAGTAACGGTACTACTTTTAGAGGATGACGATCTTGTTATTAATAATGATATATATAAATAAGGAGAAAATAATATAAATGGCGTTTTGTTTATCTTATTATATATATTAGCTTATTAATAATTAATTAGTAGTTTTGTTTGTATAGCCTTTATATAGATATATATTATTATTAATATCTATTATATATATTATTAGTAGTATGGGTAGTTAGGGGAAGGAGTTCATAAAGGATTGAGTGGCGGCTCCTTCCCGTTACTTAATATTTAGTCGATAGTATAACTACTATTAATGCTATTAAGGTAGTCCATAGTAGCGAATATATTGCTATGTCATGCATTAGTATAATTTATT